CTCCTGTTGTATTATCTAATAGAGCAGCATATCCAATTCCTGTGTTATAATCTGCAGTCGTATTAGCTCCTAATGCACTATTACCAATAGCTGTATTATATTGACCAGTTGTATTAGATGCCAAAGCAGCGAAAGATACTCCAGTTGTTCCACCACCTATAGCAACATTATCATTAGCAGTAGTATTTGCAGCAAGTGCTAATGCACCTATGGCTACATTTCTTGTTCCTGTAGTATTTGCTTCTAAAGCTGATTTACCAACTCCTGTATTAGCATCTGCTGTAGTATTACCTGATAAAGCATCATGTCCAATAGCTACATTATTTTTACCAGATGTATTAGCATCCATTGCATTAGAGCCTATAGCTACACTATTTCTACCAGAAGTTAATGCAGCAAAA